GAACAAGCCCCGAACGACAGGGCTTTTATTGAATTGCTAACTACGCTGACTGTATTCCTTACAGGAAGTCTGGGAGCAGTACTTGCAGGCAACGGACTCAAGGATAAGAGTAAGGATGACAATGGGCCAGCGTAAAGAATTTATTGAAATTGCTAAGGCAGAGGTCGGAACAATTGAAGGACCTAAAGAAAACGAAACAAAGTACGGAGCCTTTACCAAGTCTAACTTCTTGCCTTGGTGTGGCAGTTTCGTCAACTGGTGTGCCAACGCAGTGAATCTAAAGATCCCTAATTGCGTATCAACAGTTGCTGGTGCAACTGCATTTATGAAGAAGGGTCAATGGGAAGCAGCAGATGTAGCAGTCCCACTACCAGGAGATATCGTGTTCTTTGATTTCCCAGGAGATTCGTTATCGCGTATCAGTCACGTTGGCATTGTCGTTAAGGATAACGGCGATGGCACAGTTACCTGTATCGAGGGCAACACTGCTCCCGATAAGAAGGGTGACCAGCGAAACGGCGGAGAAGTTTGCCGCAAGGTTCGTGCATACAAAAAGAAGAATGGTTCCAAACTACGTAGGTCACAAGCTGTGTCCATCGTTGGCTTTGGTAAACCAGTCTTTAAGTCATAAGGAGAAAAATGAACACAACTAAGTTAATCGCAATCGCTACAACTTATGCTCGTGCAGCAGTACCAGCAGTGGTAGCGCTCTACGCAGCTGGAATCACAGATCCAAAGACATTAGCTTACGCTTTTGCATCAGCCTTCATTGCCCCAATTTGGAAGTCACTTGACCCAAAGGCAAAAGAGTTTGGTCGTGGTGCTAAGTAATTAGCCCATAAGCGCGAGGCAACAGAAGGTCGGTCCCTACGGGGATCGGCCTTCTTTTTTTATGCCTGAAAATAGTTAGAGCGACTGTCCCCGTTTAGATGGGTCTTGAGGCGGTGACAGTTTGCACAGAGCGTCTGTAGGTTCGACGGGTCACTGTTGTACCGGTCACCGTCGATGTGGTCGACGTCGAGCTGACTGATATGTTCTGGCTTGAAGCCACAGTGTTCGCACTTGTCCTTACGGTGTACCGAATTGGGATACCTGAAACGTCTATAGACTGCGTGGCATTTGTATTTGTTGTGCGCTTTGTCTTGCCTAGAATCTCTAAGGTTGACTTTGGTGGGACCACAGACTGAGCATATACCAGTCCTGGTCTCTTCGTTAATCTGTGAAAGTCTGTGCTTCATCACGATCTGGGGGACAGGGTACAGTTACCAAATTACCGCAAGAGAAACAAGTTGCATCTAATGCGTACCAAACTAGCTCGTAGTCTTCAAAGGATGCTGCGACGTTGAATACCATAGACCCACACGTACATACGTGAACGGGTCCTAACTGTCTTAAATCGGCCCCGAAAGGCTTAGGAAGGCCATAGTATGGGTCCTTAACGGACCTGAACTTTCGCAGGGTTGGTAGACGGAGCCGCATAGTCGGGCCTCCTGTCTCGGCCCTCTAAGGGCCGCTACCGTTATTCGCCTTACGGCTCATATTGTAATCAAACACAGCTTGGTATGTGTCTTGCGACACGCCGTAGACTGGTAAAGTATTCCTATGACAACACTCGTGGGTATCCAAGGCTCAGACTTCTTGGTAATGGCAGCCGATTCACAAATCACTGACGGTGATCAACGCATCATCTCGGTAGAGACACCCAAGATAGTATCAACGGGTAAGTATCTACTGGGTTTAACTGGTGACTCACGTCCAGGTGACATCCTTGCCTATGCGTGGAAGCCACCGCTCTATCGTGGTGAAGACCCAACCCGCTTTATGGGTAGCAGAGTACTGCCTAGTATCTCAGCTGCATTCAAAGAGGGCAACTATGAAGTTGATAACAAGGAGATGAACTTCTCGTTCTTGTTAGGTTTCAACGGCAATATGTTTTCTATCGGTGGTGACCTGTCGTTTAACACATCTGAGCGTGGCCTCTTTACTGCAGGCTCCGGTGGAAATTATGCCCTTGGGTACTTGTATTCTTTGGAACCTAAGTCTTACAATAAAGTCTTAACAGCAAGTGTGGTAGCTGAGAAGGCGGTCAGGATTTCATCCTTACTGGATATCAATACACACCCACCAATTCAGGTAGTAGCACAGACAAGGAATGATAAATGAAAGAGTTGATTCTAGTAGCAGGCTTTAGTTTCGTAATGGGGTTTGTCGGTGCTTACTGCTTTGATACTTTCCTAACGTGGAGAGATGATCGTAAGTGGCGTTAAAGCACGTCGTAATGTACTCAGGCGGTATTGGGTCTTGGGCTGCAGCAAAGATGGTAGCTGCCAAGTACGGCACTGAGAATCTTTATCTTGTCTTTACTGATGTTAAAGGTAACGCTGAATCTCCACACATAGGAGAGGATGAGGATACCTATAGGTTCTTAGAGGACTCAGTAAAGAATGTTGGTGGGACTTACATCTACATCAACGAGGGTAGAGATATCTGGGAAGTATTTAAGGATAAGAAGTTTCTTGGCAACTCAAGGCTTGCTCATTGTTCTTTTGAACTTAAGCAGAAGCCAGCTAGGAAATGGCTAGATGAGAACTGTGATCCTGAAGAGACAGTAGTTTACGTTGGTATTGACTGGACTGAAACCCATCGTTTACCAGCGATTGTTAAGAACTATCTGCCATACAAAGCGGTAGCTCCACTAGCAGAACCGTACTTCCATAGAGAAACTAGGATGTACTTTGATAAGCACGAGTTGATTGAGTGGGCTGAGTCAGAAGGGCTTAAGTCTCCACGCTTGTACAGCCTAGGCTTTAGCCATAACAACTGTGGCGGTGGCTGTGTGCGTGCAGGACAAGGACAGTTTAAGAAGTTACTAGAGATTATGCCTGAGCGCTTTGCTATGTGGGAGCAGAAAGAGCAAGAGATTATTGGACACTTGGGTAAGGAAGTGTCTATCCTTACGGATATGAAAGATGGGGTCAAAAGATCGTTGACTTTGTCTGAGCTAAGGCGTAGAGTTGAGAGCCAGCCATTGCTGGTAGATGACCAAGATCTCGGAGGTTGCGGTTGTTTCTTTGAGGAAGATGAAAGAGAGCAGGAATGAATCCAAAAGATTTACTACTAACTGTGCTGCACGAGAAGGATGCTAACAAGTCCCGTTCAAAGCAGACACAAGTTGGTCCATCAGAGATTGGTGGTTGTAAGCGCAAGGTTTGGTATCGGTTGAATGACCAACCTGAGACTAACTTTCAGTTAAAGAAACTAGCTGCCATTATGGGTACAGCTATTCACTCAGAGATTGAGAAGTCAATCGAAGCTATCGATCCTAATGGAGAAAAGTATTGGGTTGAGACTGAAGTTGAATACGCTGGTATCAAAGCACACATTGACTTGTTCATACCAGAGACTGGTTCTGTTGTTGACTGGAAGACAGTCAAGTTAAAGAACCTTTCATACTTTCCGTCAACCCAACAGCGTTGGCAAGTACAGGTCTATGGGTACCTGCTAGAGAAGTCTGGTAAGGCCAAGGTCAATGATGTAAACCTAGTTGCCATCGCACGTGACGGTGATGAAGACAATGTTCGCATACATACAGAGCCTTACGACGAGGCTATGGCACTTACCGCTCTAGCTTGGCTAGAGAATGTCAAGGCATCTACGACACTTCCGGAGCCAGAGAAGGATCAGTCTTTCTGTAAGAACTACTGCCAGTACTACGATGCAACAGAAGAGATGGGTTGCGGTGGTCTAAAGAAAGAACGTATCGTCCTTAGTGAAGTCGTGATTGAGGACGAAGAAGTTGACAAGCACGCACTGCACTACCTACAGTTAGATAGCAAGATTAAAGAGCTGGAAAAGGAACGCGAGTCCTTGAAAGAATCTTTACAAGGCTCTACTGGTGTTACTGCTAGTGGCGTAGAAATCAGTTGGACAACAGTCAAAGGTCGTGAGACAGTTGATGCAAAAGAAGTTGAGAAACTTCTGGGGTTTGTACCGAAGGTTGTCGGTAACGAATCTGTAAGACTCAATATCAAAACAAGTGGAGGAAAGTAAATGGCTGCAAACGAAAACACAAAGTTCCAGATTAACTATAAGTTACAAGATGGAACTCTTATCAATCTTTATGCTGCAGATATCAAAGACTTAGAGACAGGTCTTACTGACCTATCAATGGTCGCAGCACTTATCAAGTCAACATCATCTGAACTATCAGGTGGTAGCGCACTAGCAACAGCTAACGCTGTTATTGCACAGCAGTTCAATGCAACACCAGTTGCTGCACCAGTAGAAGCACCAGCACAGCCTGGAGCAAAGGTTTGCAAACACGGAGTAATGGCCTATAAGACAGGTACATCAGCCAAGGGACCTTGGCAGGGTTATATGTGCGCCTCACCAAAGGGTGCGCCAGATAAGTGCGAGACTATCTGGGTTCGTTAATGTATGCGAGGACCCTGGGAGTTTGAGGATCCAAGTTGTAGAGGCATAGATACAGAGATGTACTACCCAGTAGAACAGAGTACTTTTTTTCCTGAAAAGAAACTTATTGTTTCTATCTGCGGTAGTTGTATACATCAAGCTGAGTGTGCAGACTGGGGCGTTCGACACGAACGCTTTGGTATTTGGGGCGGTCTAACTGAAACTAAAAGAAAAGAAATCCGCCGACAAAAGAATATTAGCCTTCCGTTTGGAGAGTTCTGTGCTTGATTTACAGCGTGCGTGGGGAACTGTCCTTACCAAAGCGACACCACTTCCTGACGTATGGGATGCACTAGCTGTAAAGCAAATTAAGTTTAGACGTGGACAAGTCTGTATGGTTGCAGCTGCACCCAATGCAGGCAAGTCTATGTTTGCTTTAATCTATGCAGTCAAGGCAGCAGTACCAACACTGTTCTTCTCAGCAGATACAGATACAACAACTGTAATGATGAGAGCAGCAGCGCATACATCTGGTCATAACCAGGTGAACGTGGAGCAGAATTTATCTTCTGACTCCCATTACTACGACACACACTTTGATAAGTTAAAACACATCAAGTGGGTCTTTGACTCCAGTCCGTCACTCGATGATATCGAGTTGGAGATTAAGGCTTATGTCGAGTTGTACGGCCTAGCCCCTGAGTTGATCATCATAGATAACCTTATGAATGTAGCTGCTGAGACAGACAACGAATGGGCGGGGCTTCGTGCAATTATGATGGAGCTGCACGATATGGCTCGTAAGACTGAGGCTTGTGTACTTGTGCTACACCACGTCTCTGAACAGTCTGAGTATGGTAGTCCTACTGAACCACCAGCACGACGTGCAGTACACGGTAAGGTCAGTCAGTTACCTGCACTGATACTTACACTTGGGTACAACCCAACCAATGCTGAGTTAAAGATTGCTGCGGTAAAGAACCGCTTCGGTCCACACGCAGCAGACGGTAAGGATTTTGCAACTTTGTTAGTTAACTATGGTGCTTGCCAGATATCAGATAGAAACGCATACGGTGCGATGCTCGCCCGTGATGCACGCTATGGCTATACTGGTAACTACATCGTAGATGAATATGGAAATGAGATAGAACAATGAGTGTAGACATTGCTGGACATACAGCAAGTAACATTATGAATATGGGATTAGATGCGGAATCAACTAAGGCAGTTTTAGAAATGCTGGATGCCTTTGAAGTGGTACTACGAGAAAGCATCTATCAAGAGATATTAAACTCTTTATATAATGAAGCTAATTCTTTTCCTGGACCACATTGGAAATTTTATGCAGAAGGATATGAGTATGGAAAAAATCAAGCAGCAGAAATAGCGAAGGGTCATAAGTATGAATGATTTAGATAGAGAAGTAGCTATCCTTAAGGTCGATCTTGCTAACTTCTTCAACGCTTTGATTCAGTCAGGTGTTGTAGAGATAGTCAAAGATGAAGAAGGCCAGATGGTTTACAAGACTAACAAGGTAGTGCTCGTTGATGAGCAGCCCGAAGTACAATAAGGCTAAGGGTGCAGCCTTCGAGATAGATGTAATGAAATGGTTTCGTGGTCTTGGTGTACTAGCTGAACGCTTGCGCTTGGCTGGTAAAGACGACGAAGGGGATCTGGTTGTAGTTGTCTCGGGACAGAGCTACATACTAGAACTCAAGAACACGGCGAGACTAGACTTGCCTCAGTTCTGGAGAGAAGCAGAAGTTGAGGCGCTTAACTACGCTAAGGCTCGTGGTATCGGAGAAGTGCCACTGCATTATGTTGTAGTTAAGCGTCGCAACGCTGGCATAGAGAAGGCTTGGGTGGTCCAAGACTTAGAGCAATGGTTAAAGGAGAAACAATAATGGCAGTACCAGAAGGTATCATCACAACATCAGACATCTTAGTACCTGAAGAAGTAGTTGAAGAGACTGTGACAGAAGAAGTAACAACAGACGAAGAGCTAGACCAAGCGTGATTTGCCAGCCTTGTATAGATGCAGGTGAATACAATCGTTTGAACCAAATTAAACTTAGTCAAGCACATCACGAACAATGCGAGGGGTGCGTATGCCAGCACAAGACTGGTCCAGGTTGGGTTCTAAGAAAAGGTTCAAAGGCTCCGTTGATGCAAACTCAATCCCCATAGCACCGATCATTCGGTACTTTGGTGGTGAGGTAAGAGAAGGTAAAGACGCTTCAGTGCGCTGTCTAATGCACAATGACAGCAGGCGCTCTGCTTCTATGAATACCTATGACAACCTGTACTTCTGCTTTACCTGTGGTAAGGGTGGGAACGCAGCTAATATTGTGTGCATACTAGAGAACTTGGAGTTTAACGATGGCCTCAAACGCGCAGTCGAAATTGCTACTGGAAGCGGCGCAGAGATACGCCCAACAAATAAGTCCAGAGGCAATCGTGGCGCTAGAAGAACGTGGGATATCTGAAGAGGTAGCTGCGCTCTATTCTTTGGGGACCATCGTTGAACCAATGAACGGTCACGAGCTCTACGATGGGTGGATATCTATTCCATACATCACTGCCCTTGGTCACTGCGTTGGATTCAAGTTCCGTAGATTAGATGATGGTAAGCCCAAGTACGGTAGCCCTACAGGACAGAAGGCTCATCTCTATAACGTAGTAGATACTACGATCCTGAGTAAGCACATCATTGTATGTGAAGGTGAGTTAGATACAGTCATAGTCTCCGGTGTCCTTGGTATACCAGCAGTAGGTATCCCTGGAGTGCAAGCGTGGAAGCCACACTTTGCTAAGTTGTTATCAGGTTATGACACTGTGTATATCGTGGGTGACAATGATGTAAAGGAAGATGGCTCCAACCCTGGAGCTGACTTCTCTAAGCGCGTGTCACAGGAAGTATTAAACGGCACAATAGTACACTTACCACCCAATATGGACATCAATGACTACTACTTAGCCTATGGAGCGCAAGCTACAAAGACTTTGCTGGTAGGTGAGGCGATTGGATAAGAGTGAATGGGCGCAGATGGTACAGATTTTGCATACTATGGGCTTTCACATCTTGGAAATCAACTACGAGAAAGAGACACTTCTAATATGTCCAACAGCAACCCGTTAGTAGATCATCTAGCAGTAGTTGGATACCGTGCAGGTGGTGTGTCAACTGAGGACTTAACATCTTTCATTGAATCATTTGCTTCACTGCGTGCTAACAGAGTCAAGGGCGTGGGCCACGACCAGTACTCACACGCACAAGGACAGAAGTTCGAGTCCTTTACTACCTCAGACACCATCAGAGAATTGATTGAAGAGCTAGCAGATGCTAGTAATTACATAGACTTCCTCGCTATCAAGCTACTGAACATTCAGCACACTATAGATTTGGTGCTACCTGACTGTGACTGAACTGCACAAGAACATCTATGACATCGTATACACCGTAGCGCAGACCACACACCGCAGGTTTGGTAACTTTGTAGAGCGTGATGATATCAAGCAAGAGTGTCTCAAGTGGGCGCTTACTCGCGTTGATTATATCAACGAGCAGTTATCAGAGCCGGATACTAAGAAGCGCCAGCATAACGAGCACCGTGTAGCGTGGCAGATGCTGCGTGTAGCAGAGCGATACGCACGCAAGGAGAAGGCAGTCAAGTCTGGCTATCACATCACAGATGAGGCTTACTACGAGGGAGCTACGCTCACTCAGCTGTTGCCCTTCGTCATTGCATCAGTACTCGACGGTACTGTACTAGAGCAGGCACAAGAGATGATCCGTGACGGGCAACCTAAAGGCTCATCATCTCCAGCAGAAGGTGGCAACCTGCTTTCAGTACTTATTGATATCAAGAAGGCTTACCTTAAACTAGATGCTAAATCACAACAGGTACTTACCCTGCGCTACCACGAGAACTTTACCTTGTCACAGATAGGTGGCGTGCTTGATTGTGCTACCAGTACAGCAGAGCGTAGGTGCTTAGGTGCAGTGCGTAAGCTGCAAGATGAACTCGGTGGGATCAGTCCATACCGGTGAACGAGATAATTCTGTATGACTTTCTTAAACTTAATCTTTACCCAGACTTACAGCGTGCGCCTGGAATCTATGATGCCTTCGACTGCACCAGTGCTAAGGCTGGTCACTTCATTGAACTGAAGTGTCGCCAAACCCATTATTCTACGCTACTTATAGAGCAGATGAAGTACCGTAAGCTCATCGAGCAGGCATACCATCGTGACCTGTTGCCCTTCTATATCAACAGCACACCGCTTGGTATCTACTCCTTTGATCTTACAGAGATAGATGAGCCTGAATGGTTTGTTCACCCTATGCCAGCAACAACAGAGTTTGAGAACAACAACAAGGTAGAGAAGGTAGTTGGATACCTAGATACAGAGGAAGCGGTAAGGCTATGACATACGATTACGAATGTCCAGGGTGCGGTGAGATACGCACTGTTGAGCGAAAGATGATTGACCCAGAAGCTACATACATATGTACCAGTTGCAACCGCACACTTGAACGCAAGTGGTCCTCTCCCCCTATCAGCTTCAAGGGCACTGGCTTTTATAGCACGGATAATAAATGACACAAGGATTCAACAGCGGTATGCGTTCATCGCTAGATGATACGTGGACTACACCGAGAGACTTCTTTGAGAAGCTACACCAAGAGTTTAACTTTGAACTAGATGCAGCTGCACTCAAGTCCTCTGCTGTAGTACCTAACTATCTCGGTCCTGATCACGATTACTTGTGGCGACGTGACGCCCTCACTATCGAGTGGGCTAACGCATCAGGCGGTGGTGCTGTCTGGTTGAACCCACCTTACGGTCGAGTCATCAAGGACTTCGTAGCCAAGGCTGATGCTGAAAGCAAGAAGGGTATTACTGTGGTCTGCTTAGTGCCTTCTCGCACTGACACTAAATGGTGGTGGGATAGCTGTATACATCACGAGATTAGATTCATTAAAGGTAGATTAAAGTTTGGTGATGGCAACGGCTCTGCTCCGTTCCCTTCCGCTGTAGTTGTGATGCGGGATCAGACCTGAGCATTCAGTCTCTTGAGTGTTGCCTTGGCGCTGCCCTCTAACTCGACCATCATAGCCTCGTCTTCTGTCCTACGGTTACCGCCATCGAAGTAGGTGGCATAAAATTCAGCATCACTATAGATGTCAGACCAAGCCTCTTCATCAAGCTGTACTGTGACATAAACTTTGTTGCGCTTTAATTCTATAGATGATGGTGAGCAATCACGGTTCTTGTGGTCTAACCAGAACTTAAGTGGTAGCTCTATTGTTACTGGATACTGCTTCGCCTCTTTATACATTTTGATATCCAATCTGCTACATATTTTGTAGCTTTGAGATAAGTATATCAAATGGACTTTTTAAGATCAATCAAATTCTCTTACTCTTGAACGGCGACACTCCCGAAAATCAATAAGACTTGACAGTATGAATCAATGCTTTCAGAAAGCACTAACCCCCACCGGAAAGAGGTTAACGGTGAGGGTTAGTTGGCTGCGAAAGAGGCGCGTGCTTATTGTAGCAGTCTTTCTTGAATTATTGCACAATACTCGCCACTAATTTCGCTACCAATATACTTACGCTTCAGCTTTTTAGATACCGCAGCTGTCGTACCTGAACCCGCAAAGGGATCGTAGATGATATCTCCTTCTACTGACCAAGATAGTATGTGGTCTTGGGCCAGGGCTTCAGGGAAAGGGGCAGGGTGCTTCCACCCATTGAAGGAAGTGGTGTACTTCCAGATGTTATTGCGAGGGCTAAAGTCCGGTACTGGGTTCTTTAATTTACCGGAAAAGTCTTTATGCCCTGCCCACTTGTTGGGCTTGTCGCATATCAACTGCTTATACACTGTGCCTTTGGCAAAGACAAACATATACTCGAATATCTGGGTATACCTGTTGCTATTTTTACTAGCTGGATAAGCTGGACTATTTTTCTCATAAATCATAGTGTCGTGCAGCTTGAACCCAATCTCCTTAAAGTAAAGAGCTTGCCGGAAGCTAGTGCCTGTCTCCGATCCGTTAATAGTAGAGTCACCTACAACCCATACAACAATACCGTTGTCCTTGGTTACTCTGAATAGCTCTCTAGCTACCGCTTCAAAGTCGAAAGAGTATCCATTGTAGGCACGCAAGTTGTCGTAAGGGGGCGAGGTAAGCACCATATCAACATACTTATCAGGCATATCAGCCATAGTAGCTAGACAATCTTCATTCCTAATGGAATCAATCATCAGTACCAGCCTCTGGCGTGATGCCGCAGAGCGCGGCACGCACTCCCTCGATAGCGGTGTTCAATGTATCGTAGACCGTGAAGGATTTGAAGTTCAGGGTCTCCACTACGCTCTCTAAGGAGTTGAGCAATTCCATAAGCCGAACTTCCTCGCTGGTTCTTTGCGAGGTGGTCAAACCTGCTCTCACGGGTCCATAGGGTGACAAGGCAAGCTCTCTCTCTCGGCGTATATCCGAGAGCTTTACTAAATTTGATAGCGGTTTGTCGGTTCTCACGCTTCTCCCCCATTGTCGCTTGCGTTCTCTCCTTGATTATAGGTGCAGAGCTGGAATCGGATCGTGTATCCACGAGGCTAGCAGCAGTAGTGCCGTTAATATCAAGCCATTTCTTACCCATTTGTTCATCAAAGGCTTTCTCCTTCTCTAACAATTCTTTGTATTGTTCAAAGTGGGCAGTAGCCAACTTGGTTAGGGCGCGATCTCTCGCTCTTCTGTAGTTTCTATAGCTGACAGCTTGACCGGCTGCAGCCTTTAATCTCTTTTCGTTCACGCTCTTCCTCTCTTAATCATAAGGTAGCCTACCAGTAGGATAGCTCCCATTACCAGCCAGTAGCTCATCTACTGGCCTCTCTCACGATTGCCGTAATATCTAATGGTTGACCTACTAGGTGGGCGTCATCGTCATCTGTTGTCCAGCCTGATACCAGTATCCGTACAGCTGTTGGTGAGGCAGCTATCCAGGCGAGAGCCTCTCTCTCGCTGTTGCCGCCCCACTCAGCATTACCGGACTCATCTACCACCTCATAGAGCAGTATCAGCTCCTGCTTAAGTGGGTGAAAGCTGATTACTTCTCCCATTACGCCACCTCTAGTTTACTTTGGCACTTAGAGCAGTAAACATCGTCGCCTTCCCAATAACCAGCTCGACCGCAATGCCACCACGATATATCTTGATTTTCTTTCAGCTCCCACTTGTCTATCTTGTCGCACTCAGCTAGAGCTAATGCTTCTCTCCCTAGCTTCCACACTTTAGGCTCGCGCCCGTATCCTGTACCATTCATTCGCCCTCTTCCTCTCCAAATAATTTAGTCCAGCACGCAGGGTGCGTACCGGATATAAGAATCTCTCTATCTTCTGCCGACATATCGGGAAAGGCCTTCTGAATATACTCTCCCGATTGCCAGCTCTCTACCGCTTGGCGATCCAAGCTCCATACCTCGTACTGGTCGCAGACACAGCAAGGTTTAGTTTTAACTACAATGGTGTCACTCAT